CGCAAAATGCGCGCAGCTCATGACATGGCAGTCGCTGAAGAGATCCGTCCTGACACAAAAGAGTATTTCGAGTTTATCGAAGACACTCTGAAGGTCAACAAACGCCACGAACAAGAGGAAGAATCGGCCATGTCCGCAGCTTCGGCCCCAGTAAGTCGCCGCAGTGCTCCTGCAGCGGCCCCTGTCACTCGTAGCAGCACAGGAACAGGCTCGTCTAATCCTAACATTGTTCGTTTGACTGCTGCCGAGCGTGAAATGGCCCAGATGATGGGCATGACAGACAAAGAATATGCTGTCAATAAACTGGCACTGATCAAAGATGGTCGTATAAATTAATAGGTGAATCATGGAAAAGAAATCTCTCGCAGATAAAATCGCAGCAAAATACATCCCCGAAGAAGTTCGTCCTGATGTACGTCCTGCAATGGCTAAAGAAGAAACTCCTGCACAGCGTGCCGCAAGGCGTGTTGCTGAATTGCGTGACAATGATGATGGTCAGAGCGAAGGTCACGATGACTTTGCTGCTCCTGTGCCACCAGAAGGCTGGTCATATCAGTGGAAACGGTTCTTGACTGCTGGTCAGGAAGATCCATCTTATCAGGTTCAGCTTGCACGCAGTGGTTGGGAAGCAGTTCCTGCAACTCGTCATCCTGAAATGATGCCAATTTCGACCAAGAGCAAAGTGATCGAGCGCAAAGGCATGATCCTGATGGAAAAGCCACTTGAGTTGGTCGAAGAAGCTCGCAACATCGAGTTGAAAAAGGCTCGTCAGCAGGTTCGTGCAAAAGAAGCACAGCTTTCTGGCACCCCAGATGGCACTTTGTCGCGCGATGATGCTCGTGTTCAGCCCAAAATTAAAAAGGGTTACGAGCCAATGCCGATTCCAACTGAATAAAAAACAAATAAAAAGGGCTAGAAGCAATTTTAGCCCTTTCCTTTTTCTAAAAATAGAAGATAATGATAGCATCTTCCCTCGGTGGGTGGATTTACCTTAATCGGTTCACAGTCGCCTCGGTGTGCGATGATTGGAACCTCCTTTAAAAGGAGAACCCGTCATGGCGAACACCAATACGCCTTTCGGTTTTTCGCAGACTCGCGGAAATGGTTCGGCTCCGACTTATGAACAAGTCCCAGCCCTGATCGCTTCTGGTAACAGCACTGCGATTTATTTTGGCGACCCTGTCGTCCAACTCAACACTGGTTATATCGCTCAGGCCTCCAGCAACTCTGCCGCTAACGGCGTGGCTGGTATCTTCGTAGGTTGCCAGTATCTCTCCACTTCGCAGAAGCGCACTGTCTGGTCAAACTATTGGCCTGGATCTGACGCCAACGGCGATGTGACTGCTTATATCGTGAATGATCCCAACGCTCAGTTCCTTGTCCAGTCAGGTGGCTCGACCACCACTGCTATTGGCATTGCTGACATTGGCGCGAACATTGGTTTCGCTGTCGGCACTGGCACCGCTGCTTCTGGCATTTCTGGTGCTTACGCCGATCAGACCACGATCAACACCACCAACACTTTGCCATTCCGCATCGTCAGTCTCGTTGCCAACCCTCCTGGGGCTCCTGGCACCGATACAACGACCCCTTACAACCGCATCATTGTCGCGTTTAACAACGTCGCAACGAAGCAGCTCACCGCTATCTAAGGAGTAAAGTGTCATGGCTGTTAATTTAAGTGCCATTAAAGACCTTCTGCTTCCTGGTTTGCGGGGAGTTGAAGGCAAGTACGAGATGATTCCATCTCAGTACGACAAGATCTTCACCAAGCATGATTCGAAGATGGCTCTGGAACGCACCGCTGAAATGCGTTTCCTCGGCTTGGCTAACCTAAAAACTGAAGGTGGCCAGACTTCTTTCGATAACGGTGCTGGTGAGCGTTACATCTACAACCAAGAGCACACTGAAATTGGTTTGGGTTATGCGATCACCCGTAAGGCGATCGACGACAACCTGTACAAGACTCAGTTCCACCCATCGAACCTCGGCCTTATGGAGTCCTTCCAGCAGACCAAGGAAATCTATGGCGCGAACGTGCTCAACACTGCTACGACCTACAATGCTTCCATCGGCGGTGACGGTGTTGCTCTATGCTCCACTGCACATCCTATCGACGGCGGCACTGTTTCCAACACCCCAACCACCCAGTTGGATTTGAACGAAGCTTCCTTGCTGAACAGCATGATCGCTATTCGTTACAACTTCAAAGATCAGGCTGGTCTGAAGGTGTTTGCTCGCGGTCGCAAGCTGGTTGTCCCACCACAGCTCGAACCTGTTGCAATCCGTCTGACGAAGACCGAACTGCGTCCAGGCACTGCTGACAACGACGTCAATGCCATCATGTCCACTGCAGGCGGTCTGTCTGAAGGCTACATGGTCAACGACTTCTTGACTTCGCAGTATGCTTGGTTCCTCTTGACGAACATTGATGGTCTTTCCTATATGGAACGTGTCAAGTTCGAAACGGACATGCAGGTCGATTTCGTAACCGACAACCTTTTGGTTAAAGGTTATGAGCGTTATTCGTTCGGTTACTACAACTGGCGTTCGATCTACGGTTCATTCCCAACCTCGTAAGATTGGAGACAGCAAATGTCTATCACAGCTTTCTCTGGTCCTGTAATTGGTTTCGGTCAGAATCCTTATAATCCTATTGATTATAATCCAGATCTTGGTCCGTCTTTGTTTTATGCTGGTGCGGGGATCCTTGATCCCCGTGCTCCCTTCACTTATATCCCAGGACAGGCACAGTCTGCGTTGACTGCTGGTTTCTTGGGCTCGAGTGATATCCTTAGCCTGAACTATGCACCTTATACGTTAAGCACTTCGGCAATTGCTGCAGCTGCCAATGTCACAAGTGGCACAGCGATGACTTTGGTTTCGACGAACTCCACATCGACTGGTGTGGCAGTAAGCCAGAGCTGCACGAACTATAATACAGGCACTGTTGTAACAGGCTTGCTGCTCATTGATGGCTTGGCATCATTTACTGGTGTCGTAGCTGCCAACATCCTAACTGCTTCTTCGGTAACGGGGACGATTACGGTCGGAATGACACTGTCTGGCACTGGCGTAACCACTGGCACCACGATCGTTAATCAGCTCACTGGCCCAACTGGTGGTGCTGGCACTTACACGGTCACTGGCGCAGCTACGGTTGCTTCTGCAACGATCACTGGAACGATGACAGGAACTAACGCGCTGCTTCAGCCGTACGGTATTTCTGGTCAGACCACTGGTGTTTCGCTCTGGAACCCACAGTGCTTGATTGGCCGTGCAGTTGCAGTTACTGGGTCTGCTTCGGCAACAGGTGGCAATATTACGATCGCTGGTTACGACATCTATGGCGTGCCAATGACCGAAACCATTGCTGCCCCTGCTTCGGCAACCACTGTCAACGGTAAAAAGGCATTCAAGTATATTGCATCGGTCACTCCTGCATTTACTGATGCCCATAACTATTCCGTTGGCACGACTGACATCTACGGTTTTCCATTGCGCTCTGAGTACTTCGGCGACACAGCGATTAACTACAATGCCGCAGCAATCACAGCCAACACTGGTTATGTAGCAGCTGTCACCACCAGCCCAGCCACTGCAACCACAGGTGACGTTCGCGGCACTTATGCACTGCAGTCTGCCTCTGATGGCTCAAAGCGGTTGATGGTTCGTCAAATCCCACTCGTCTCGAACATTGGCAGCATTGCTGGCATGTTCGGCGTAACCCAATTTTAAGGAGACCTAAAATGAAGGGTCAGAAGATTAAAGACAAAACGCCAAAAATGGTTTATGCTGGCGCTGGGTCTAATGTCGTCAAAGAAGCTGACGAGCGCAAGTCGGGCGGTCGCACCAAAATGCCTAAAAAGCATGTTGGCCACGCTGAAGGTGCAGAAGCCAAAGAGCGTGCCGATCGCAAGCCTCGCAAGTCGGGCGGTCGCACTGGTTCGAACATGAATCCTCTTTCTTCTGCACATGCTGGCACAGCCCCTAAGGGTCGCAGCATGCAGATGAATTGATCTTTTTGAATTCTTGTCTCTCCCCCACTCTGACAAGAACGACTGATGGGGGCTAAATGCCCCCATCATTTTAACCTAGGAGGACAAGATGACGAAAAAAGATTATCAAAATCCTTCTGGCGGTCTAAATGCCAAAGGTCGTGCTGCAGCTCGCGCAGAAGGCCACCATTTAAAGCCTCCAGTTTCTAAAGAGCATGCTGCGCACAGCGAAATGGCAGCAGCTCGCAGACGCAGTTTTTGTGCA